ATGAGAGATGAAGCTCAAGCTATACAGCCAGGCGAATTCAGAGATGTCGATGCTCCAGGAGGAAACTTAAAAGATGCGTTTATGATGCTTCCGTTTAAGGAACCTTCAGCAACGTTACTCCAACTTTTAACCATTGTAGTGTCTTCTGGACAGCGATTTGCATCGATTGCCGATATGCAGGTGGGCGATGGTAATCAGCAGGCGGCGGTTGGAACAACCGTGGCTTTACTCGAAAGAGGATCAAGGGTGATGTCGTCTATTCATAAAAGACTGTATGCAGCTTTGAAAGTTGAGTTTCAGCTTTTAGCAAGAATTTTTAAAACGTATTTACCACCAGTCTATCCTTACGATGTTGTCGGAGGACAAAAACAAATCAAACAGACTGATTTTGACGATAGAGTCGATATCATTCCTGTAGCGGATCCTAATATATTTTCACAAACACAAAGAATTTCTATTGCACAAACAGAATTACAATTGGCACAATCCAATCCAGGGCTTCACAATTTATACAAAGCCTATCGGGACATGTATCAGGCTTTAGGGGTAAAAAATATTGATCAAATTTTACCACCACCGCCTCCACCACAACCGAAAGATCCTGCTTTAGAGCATATTGACGCTTTATCAGGAAAACCATATCAAGCCTTTAAGGGACAAGACCATAGAGCTCATATTACGTCGCACTTGAATTTTATGTCGACAACGATGGCAAAAAATAATCCAATGATTCTTGGAAGTTTGGAAAAAAATATTTTTGAACACATTTCCTTGATGGCAAATGAACAAGTTGAAATAGAATTTCCACAACAACTACAACAAATGCAATTAATGCAGCAAAATCCTCAAATGATGCAAGATCCAAAGGCTCAACAACAAATGCAACAAGTGATGTTGCAAATTGAATCAAGAAAAGCTAAACTCATTGCTGAAATGATGGAAGAATTTATGATTGAAGAGAAGAAAATTATCTCTCAATTTGACAATGACCCAATTGCTAGACTTCGGTCAAGAGAATTAGACCTTAAAGCGATGGAGGATCATAGAAAAGGTCAAGAGAGCCAAGATCGTCTTAACTTAGATCGTATGAAAGCGATGATGAATCAAAGTACGCAACAAGAAAAGATAGAACAGAACGAAGAATTGGCTGAATTGAGAGCAGAAACGTCTTTAGAGAAACAAGAAATGGCAAATCAGGCTCGAAAAGAACTTGCTCGGATGAAACCGAGAAGTAAATAAAAAAACAAAGGAGGCATAATGACAAGAGGAGTAGGATACGCACCAACAGCAGGAAAAGCAAAAACGATTGCTACACCGGATGTAAATAGAAACAATAAATCGGTTCCAAAAAGTGGTGACATAAAAGATAAACAGCCCATGAAAAAACTGTTTGCTCGTCAACAAAAACCAGTAACCTGGACATAAGATGGCTTGGTTTGGATTAGCAAAAATAGCACTTCAAGCGGGAGGCAAGATATATGCCAACCGTCAGAAGACAAAAATGGCAATGTCTGATGCACAATTGATGCATGCAGAACGTATGGCTCGAGGTGAAGAATCTTACCAGGGCAAACTTTTAGAATCGCGAGATAACGACTGGAAGGACGAGATAGTTTTGGCGATATTAACGTTGCCCATCATAGTGCTCGCATGGGCAGTATGGACAGACGATCCGCAGGCAATGGTCAAGATAAACATCTTCTTTGAGCATTTCTCGAACCTGCCAAAATGGTTTACAAATTTGTGGATTTTGGTCGTAGCGAGTGTATTTGGCATAAAGGGTACTCAAGTATTCCGTAATGGAGGCAAGAAAAAATAGTGACTAGTAAATGGACTGAAAAATTTAGAGAACTCGGAAAAAAGGGAGGAAAAACTAAAGATTTTAAAGATTTATATTTTAAAATGAAATCTAGAGCCGTTCCTATTGATCTTGGAGAATTATCAATACACGATATGATGATGAGTGGAGCTACACAAAGCGAACTTAAAAAAGGTGGGCTTGTAAGAAAAGGCAAACCTAGATTAACTAAGAAAGGATGGAAATAATGGACCCTTTAGTTATCGTTGCTAAATTACAAAAACTTTTAAGAGACAATCTTCAACGTGTTGGTGACACTATGATTAGTGGAGGTGTTGACAATATGGAAAAATATCAATATATGTTAGGACAAGCACGTACATACCAGTACATGCTACAGGAAATCTCTAACCTGCTTAAAGAGAAGGAGCAAAAAGATGAACAAGGAAACATTATCAACATCACCGGAAAGCCCAAAACATAAGCTTGCCTTAGAGGAAAAATACAAAGAAGAAACGGAAAAGTTACCAAAACCAACAGGTTGGCGTATTTTAGTTCTACCTTTTAAAATGAAGGAAAAGACAAAAGGTGGGGTTATTATGGCTAATACAAGTTTGGAAAGACAGCAACTTGCCGCACAATGCGCAAATGTATTGGCTGTAGGTCCTGATGCTTATAAGGATAAAGACAGATATCCACAAGGTCCGTGGTGCAAAGTGGGAGATTGGATAATCTTTGCACGTTATGCAGGATCAAGGATAAAAATAGAAGGTGGGGAAGTTCGTCTATTAAATGACGATGAAATTTTAGCAACCATCAAGAATCCAGAGGATCTCTTGCATGAATTTTAACCATAGGAGGAACTATGCCAGATGAAGTAAAAAAATCTGAAACAAAAGAAGAAAAGAAGGAAAATATGGTGGACATCGATACTTCAGGACCAGGAGCCGAAGTTGATCTACCAGAAGAGAAGACTAAAGAAGAAAAACCAGAAATAGAGGTACAAGATGAAAAAACTACTGAAGACAGTCCTAAGTCCGATGACGCAGTTGAGAAATCTGACGAGCAGTTGGATGTTCGAGATAGCAAGGACGATAAAGAACCAGTACAAGAGAAAAAGGAAGAAGTAAAAAAAGAAAAAGAACTTGAAGAGTATAGTGAAGGCGTTAAAAGACGTATTGCTAAACTTACGAAAAAAATGCGTGAAGCGGAAAGACAAAGAGAAGCCGCTTTAACGTACGCTAAAAAAGTTCAGGAAGAACAGACTTTTTTAAAAGATCGATTGACTAAATTAGACACGGGATTTGTGTCTGAAATGGAGGGTCGAATCAACTCTAGCTTAGATGCAGCACAAACGAAACTTCGTACTGCGAGAGAAGCTGGGGACATTGAAGCTGAAGTTAAGGCTCAAAAAGATATTGCACGTTTGGGTTATGAAGAAGCACGATTAGCTGAAATCAAATCTAGACAGGTAGTAAAAGGTAAGGAAGAGAGCAGGGAAGTTAAACAACAAACAATTACTCAACAAGAGCAACCATTACCAGCACCCGATCCAAAAGCAGAAGAATGGGCAAGTAAAAACACTTGGTTTGGCACAGATAATGCCATGACCTATACGGCTTTTGATCTACATAAGAAACTGGTAGAGGAAGAAGGGTATGATCCAAAAAGTGAGGAATATTATTCTGAAATTAATAAAAGAATAAGAGTTGCATTCCCACAGAAATTTGGTAATACTAGTACACAAGAAACGATTAAACCTGTGCAGAACGTAGCTTCGGCTAAAAGAAGCAACAGGGGAACTAGTCGCAAAACTGTGAAACTCACATCGTCACAAGTAGCAATTGCTAAAAAATTAGGTGTGCCACTTGAAGAGTATGCGAAACATTTAAACGTGAAGGAATAAGCATATGAAAATAGAAGATAAAAAAACTCCACACGCGTCCATCACTAGAGAAAAAACTTCTCGGAAAAAAGAATGGACTCAACCCTCATCTCTGGATGGACCCCCTGCGCCCGACGGGTACAGGCATAAGTGGATAAGAGCAGAAACTATGGGCTTTGACGATACAAAGAACATGGCTGCTAAAATTAGATCGGGATACGAGCTTGTAAGAGCTGATGAATATCCAGGATTTGAATATCCAACTATGACCGAAGGAAAATACAAGGGGATCATTGGAGTTGGCGGCCTTTTGCTGGCAAGGATACCAGAAGAGATCGCAAAATCGCGTGCTGAATATTTCAATAGAATGACTCAGGACGCAGATGACGCAGTACAAAACGATCTTTTGAAGGAACAGCACCCAAGTATGCCGATCGATAGTGATCGACAGACTCGTGTAACCTTCGGTGGTAACAAGAAGAACTAATTTTTAGTAATTCCTAAACCAACGAAATTTTATAAACTAAGGAGACAACATGGCAAATCAAGACGCAGCTTTTGGTTTCAGACCTGTAAGACATCTTACGGGTGGACAAATCAGAGCCGAAGAAGCTAATATTGCTAATAACTACGATACAGCCATTTATACTGGTCAAGTAGTTGAAGCAGTAACAGCAGGCGGTGTTGAAGCAGCAACAGTCGGAGACGTGCAACAAGCAGGTGTTTTCGGCGGTGTGTTTTATACCGACCCAACAACAAATAAACCAACATGGAAAGCATACTATCCAGCTAGCACAGCAGCAGCTGATATAGTAGCTACCATATACATGGACCCAGACATTGTGTTTGAAGCACAACACGATGAAACCGGCACAGCAGCCCTGAACTTTGCTTCAGGAAACTTTGTGGGTACTGGCGGAAGTACTACTACTGGTCAATCGACTCAGGAACTAGATACTTCTTCATTTGGAACTACAGCATCAGGACTTAAGCAGATTGGTGTATCCAAAGATCCAGACAACAGCGATACGAGTACAGCTAATTGCAACGCATACGTTGTGTTTGGCACTGGTGAAAATGTATTCACATTCGCAACAGGCATATAGGAGTATAAAAACATGGCAATATCACGATCACAACTAGTTAAAGAACTAGAACCAGGTTTAAATGCACTATTTGGCTTGGAGTACAAAAACTACGCTAACGAACATGCAGAAATTTTCGATACAGAAAATTCAGACAGAGCTTTTGAAGAAGAAGTTATGTTATCTGGATTCGGAAATGCTTCTGTAAAACCTGAAGGTTCAAGTGTCAATTACGACGCGGCACAAGAAACTTTCACAGCTCGTTATACGCATGAAACACTTGCTTTAGCATTTTCAATCACTGAAGAAGCGATTGAAGACAACTTGTATGACAGACTCGCGTCTCGTTATACAAAAGCCCTAGCTAGATCTATGGCTAACGCTAAACAAGTAAAAGGCGCAAACGTTCTTAACAGAGCGTTCAACAGTTCATACACTGGTGGAGACGGCTTAGAACTTTGTTCTACAGCTCACACAATCGTTGCAGGGACTTTCAAAAACGAGCTTTCAACAGCTGCGGATTTGAACGAAACTTCATTAGAACAAGCACTGATAGATATCGGTGTAATGAAGGATGAACGAGGTCTTAAAATTGCGGCAAAAGGAACTAAAATGATAATTCCTAATGACTTGCAATTTACTGCGGAAAGATTAATGAAATCCAAAGGTAGAACAGGAACAGCTGATAATGATATCAATGCAGTTGTGTCTATGGGAATGATTCCACAAGGTTATGTGGTAAATCATTACTTAACTGACTCAGATGCTTGGTTCATTAAAACAGATGTACCAAATGGACTAAAACACTTCGTAAGAGCACCTATCAAAACTAATATGGAAGGTGACTTCGAAACTGGTAACGTTAGATACAAAGCTAGAGAAAGATACAGCTTCGGCTGGTCTGACCCTAGAGGTATCTTCGGTTCACCAGGTGCGTAATAGCAACTAAAACAAATTAATGAGGCGGAACATAATTCCGCCTCATTTTAACTATAAAGTTAGAAATTAGACTTATGAAAAACTTCCGAATACAAATCCATTATTGTGGCTATTATGCTGACTTCATAATTAAATGTGAAGATACGGCTATGGCTATTGAAAAATCCATCCTTGACAAACTAGGAAAAAATGAGGTAAAGTTCGAAAAAGATGGATTTACTTCTAAACGAGGTAAATGGATAACCTATGAGGAGGTTACAAATGACCGAAGACCTATACACTACAAAGAGGTCCTTGGAACTAGAGTGGCAACAGGAGCACCTGAAGGAAGGTAGATATAC